GGGATATTGAATCTGTCCGAGCTATAGTTTCTAAAGAGGTGGAAAAGCGTATTGCTAAATCTGTAGGTGAAACGATTGATAGCTTTCTTAAAGAGGCATTAGAAAAAATAGTCGCATCGGAAATTCAACCTTTAAATGTGTGGGGCGAGCCTGTGGGAGAAAAAACCACCATTAAAGACCTGCTACATAAGAAAGCACTTAATTACTGGGCTGAGAAAGTTGATTCAAGCGGGAAGCCTAGCACCTCTTACAATGCAAAACCGCGCAGTGTGTTTCTTGTTGGCGAGGTGGTTAATGAAGAATTTAAAAAGGCTTTGTCTGATAATGTAAAAAGCGTGGTTAAAGCACTTCACGATTCACTACAAGCCGAGGCACATAAAAGGACAGATGATTTGCTTAAATCAATGATTAAAATTTAACCAATCAAACAGCCATCTGAACAGGAGTGAGTATGAGTAAAGAGCACGTACAGGCATTGCAATTACAGCAAATTATACGCGATATGATAGTTCCGCTGTTATCATTTTACGGATTTGAACTTGTTGAATTATCCGTAAAACCACCACAAGCAGCATAGAGGATGGGGTATGACGATAAATGAGAAGGCGTTGGATAGAACAGCGAAAGCAACTGTGCTGCCTGTTTTTATTGTGCGAAACATTGTGGAAACCTACCTCAACGCGATAGAGCCGGTGGGGGATGATGCTGTGAAGGAGATAATCAGCAACGTCATACATGACAATAGTATGGAAGATAGGTGTGATGTTGTAGCCGCGCTGATATTCGATGCACTCCGTTCACGCGGAATCATAGGGGGGAAGTAGACATGTTGGTTTGGTTTTGGAATATAATCGTAGGACAATTTTGCAAACACAAATGGAAAACGGTTGCCAAAGACCCCGTAACTTATGGCTGCAAGGTTGTATTCATCGACTATATTTTAGAGTGTGAACATTGTGGTAACATTAAAAGGAAGCGGACATGACCACCCCCAAAGACGAATCGCGCTTGGCGTTTGAGAAGTGGTTCGCACAAGGATTTAATATTGGAGAACTGCCGGTGCGTGAGGGGGATTATTATAGTGACCCTCCTGCAACATATTCTTGGTGGGCATGGCAGGTGAATTTGCAGTAATCAATAAGGGTGATTCGTTATGAAATTAAACAGAAAACTCATGCGCGATTTTGCTAAAGTGGTGTTGCCGGGGTATGTGCTTCAATCCAACAGATGTTTATTTGTAAAAGGACTGCTTGGCTACGATTTAATGGAATGGCAAACCGTCATCGAGCTTGCACAAAAGTGGTCAGAAGATGGTTTGGTTTTACAACATTTACCAAGCAAAAAATGGCGGGTATTTATTGGTTTTCATCCCATTAATATCGGTGAAAATGACCACGGGGATTTACCCACCGCCATTATGAAGGCGGTCGTAGCAGCAGCAAAGAGTGAGGAGAAATGATTATTGATTTACATTTTATTGAAGGTGACGCTTTTGTAGGTGATAAAATAAAACTAGATTATAAAATATGTGAGCATGACAAAAATGCAAATTTTCAAAAAGACTGGATGCAAACAGAATTTACAATTATCAGCATACACCCCGATTCTGTGAACCCTGATGATTTTAAGTATATTACTCCGGCACAGCATGGAAAACGATATGAATTATCAAGGGGAAAATCCACAATAACTTACACATATTTGTATAATAACGCTATACGAAAAACCAAGGAAATACCACACAACGACTGGTATTTGCATCTTGGAATTGAAGAATAGATAATAAAAGGAATTAATTTAATGTGCAACGCTGATTTATCTACCCTACCTCCGCTTAGAAAATACAGTCGTTAATCCTTACCCCATTCGTATTGCTGTGAAATCTTATCCCAAGGAGCGGGCCTACAGCTACTTACAAGAATCAGGCTCAGGATAGCCGCAATTAGCACGAATCGTCTTTTGCTGTGCAGATAGCCTGAATATCCAATCTTCCACATAATCAGGTTTGTCCTGTGCTTTGAGCCATGATTTTACCTCACAACCAGTTACTAGTGGTAACGGACAAAACCCTGCTACCCTTGGCGATGGGCTACAGCTTATCAATGATGTCATTGACGCTACCACGAGGAGCAGCATATTCCTTGGCTTCATTTTGACGCGCCTTCTCTGCGTTGATAAAATCATTTAGTTTTTCACCTTCAAGGCGGCGATACTCCCTATAATCGCGGGTTAGAATCCACCCTACCCATCCAATTAGTGCGGATATAATTGCACCCGCTACAGCCCATTCCATTACTTCTTACCGTTACGGAATACGTTGATAAGGCCAATTAAGCCAATACCAGCAGCAACAATATGATCTGCCTGCTCAGGCGTAAACGTAACACCAGCAGCCGTAATCAGGGCAATAATACCGCGCCAAGTGCTGTTGTCTGATAACTTTTCTGTAATCCAATCAATGATTTTCATAATATCCTCGTTAGTTAATGGTTCTGGTAAACAAATAGCCGAGCACTTTACTGATTAACGCTCCAACCGTTCCAGCCGCCATTAGAGCAACGGCAAAAGCCCCCTTGCCCTTGTTCATAACGGCGGTTAGATCGTCTATTTTAACGCCTAAGTCTTTGAATGATTCCTGTGTTGATGTGTGGTGGGATTTCTGTTGCTCCCTAACACCATCAAGTTCAGATTTCACTACTTTAATATCGCCGCGTAAGTCGGCAATAGATAGGGCGTTTTCTAGTTCTTGCTTGACTATTGAAACGACTTTTTCAGACTCAGGCATGTTCGCACCTATTAATTAAATGCGTAAATTACATAGTTGTAAACAGACGTATCACCTGCGACAGCCCTTACCGTAACACTTGTACCGTTCGTAAATGCAAATACATAAGGATGGCCAGCAGGAGTACCACCAACGGTGCGCATTGAAAAATCAATACCGGTTTGTGTGCTGTTAAAATTTTTATCAGAAATAACAACGCTGGTCGCGCCATTAGCAGTAAAAGTACCTTGAGAGATAGCTCGTTTATATTGTGACATAATTAATCCTTTATTAAGCGGTTAAAGTTGATGCTATACGGTTCACGCGATTAGGTGTCTGCGTGGCGTATTTGGATTGCTTCAAAAACTTAGCAGCAAGTTCATACTGCCCTTTTTTGATAGCGTTTAGGGTACGCTTGAATTGTGATAGCGTTGGCTTACCAAGCTGGAATGACATTTCAATAATTGCGCTTTGCACGTTTTCAGGGTGTGTATCGAAGTTTGGAACTAACTTGCGCGCATCTTTCTCAGCCGTTTCCATCGTGACACGAAGTAACGCATCTGAATCCGCTTTTGTAATTGGAGTTTTACCATTTAGCACATCATCAAAACTGGTCTTGATGCCAGCCGTTTCCCACACCTTACGCGCATTAGGACTATCCATATTGAAGCCAACACCAACGGTACGCTTGCCAACGGTGTCTTTATAAACCTTAAACCGTTCCCCCTCAGCCTTGCGTATGGTGGTTTCCATTTGTGGTGTCATGTTTTCCTCTCCTTGATTGATTTGAAAGGGAGTAGTAGAGCTATCAGGAATAGGGCTTTCATCGGGAGTTCCTCCAAATGGGTCGTAGTCAATGGGTTCAAGGGTATATAATGGTTTACTTTCTAATGCAGGCTGTTGCGTGGATTTAATCGCATTTCCTGCGACTGCGCCGCTTAACTGGCTGGTTTTTGCACCCGTAAGCAATTGACGTTTGGCGGGTTCAATATCACCAAGGAATGATTTAATTGCAAAATTAGATTGCCCTTGTTTTTGGAAGCCTTCAACAGCGCGGCTTATGCTTTCACCTACTAGTGGTGTTGCCTGTCCTATGGCACGCATTGCACGCATTAAGAACGGTGCTGTGTTGCTATAATTTGCACCGCCCGGTACTTTGTTAGTAGCAATCGCCATTGCACGAATTGCACTAGTAATTTCATTGCGTTGTTCAGGGCTGTATAGCTTTTCCCATAACGTGTTGTTTTCGGATTTAAAGCGATTCAAGTTTTGCAATACGGTCTTTGCAGATAAATCACCAACGAGTGCCTCGTCAACCTCACCAAGCGCATTAGTGAAACGCTGGCCCAGAATGTTGCGTTCAAATATTAAGGAGCGCAGGGAGCCAAGTTCAGGGGCTTCCTTGCCTAGTATGGTTTCTAGTTTATCAATAGTTCCAACTGCGGCTTTTTGGCCACCAAGATTAGAGCTTTTAACTAGCAAATCTGCAACTTGTTCGCCTGTTAGGTCGTTGCGGTCTATCGTGCGTATAACCTTATCTGCTTTAAAATTGCGGATATAATCACGCGCGAGGCTGTTTGCTTCTTTAAATTGTCCTACGGCGTTTTTGTTGCCGCGTATTAAATTATTAGCCACCGCATCATCAAGCGCATCGTCTAATGATTCTCTGATTTCTTTTAATGCGGTGCGGGTAGCGTCATCTGTAACAGGGGCTGTGCGCGCTTCCGCATTTATAATTTCTCTAAATTTAATTACTTTGTTTAAATCACCATATCCTTTTGCGGTTTCTTTAGGGAAAAACTTATTGATTTTATTAATAGTGTCTTTAACGGCGGGCAATCTATCAATTGCGTATCGCTCCGCAACATTGTCTGAAGTTTGTTTTACTGCCTGTAATGAATCCAGTGAAACACCGACCTTCCCCATTTTTGCGAGTTCAGTGTAAGCCTGATTTTTAGCTTCCCTTGCCGTTTTAGAAGCCGTCTGAATAGCCTCCTGAACAGCGGTTCCGGTGGTAGCGAGATTTGCAGTTTCATCCCCTAATCCTGTCTTAACGCTTTGAACGCGGTCTGCTATCGAGCCGCGTAGCTCGCGTGCATAATTATCAGCAGCAACCTTCGCTTCAGGTGACAACGCGCCCTTGCGTGCCATATCCTGTAATGCCTGTTGCCCTGCGTCTTGAGTCACAACGGCGCTATTAACTGGAAGTTGATTTTCTTTGAGTAGAACAAGTCTTTGAACTTGCTCAGGTGTCATACCCTTGGCAATGCCGTCTTTATAAGTACGGATTGCATCGTCTGATAGATTGCCAAGGCCTCCTAATATGTCGTTTTTTGTTAGTCCGGATGACGGCATGGTAACATTAACATCAAGCGTTTCCGCTTTTCCTCGCACTAGGTCAAGCATGCGACTTGCAAGGCGTTTTGTTGGTTGTTGTAAATAATTAATAGCTTTAGTAGCAGCTACGTTTAACCCGCCGCCTAATGCTGCACCTATTCCAGTATCAACCAAATATCCAGTAGGGTTGCTAACAGGGCCGCTTTCACTTGCGCCGGATGCGTACGCTGCACCCATGCCAGCACCTACACCCAAAGCCCCTTTTGTGGTAGAGGCCAAGGGAAGGAATTTATTTGCAGGATTAATTACTGCACCCGTTACGGTGCCAAACACAGAAGAGGGCTTAACCGTACCAATTAAGGGAACATCTATGACATTTGCGTTCTTACTCTCAAAAGCTTCCCGGTTACGATAAGCCTGCAATCCAATGTCGTATAGCTCGCCAATGCTTTTATCCGCATATTCTGGCTTTAATTTCAACAATGGAACGGCTGCGGCTGCAGCTATTTCATCGGCTCGGTTAAACGTAATAGCCTGCATTACATTGTTATATGTATTTTGCATGGTTGTGTTTACTGGCTCAACCGGAGATGTGGCTAGTGCGCCCTGATCTTCTGTAAATGGGTCAAAATCTACAGGCTCTAATTTCATTGCACTACCCTAAGATATTTACCGGGGCGTTTAGGGTCGGCCACATAAAAGTTACCATCTTTTCCCTGCCTTGCGCCCTCTGGCATTGTAGTTTTGTTATTGTTTAAAGGCTCAATTTCAATGCCAGCCTTGTTAGCGAAGCGGGCGCGGCGCTTTTCCATCTGCTCTATGCCCATTGTTATAAGCTGCTCGCGCTCCGGTCTTGTCATACCTGAAAGACTATCGGTTGCTCCGTATAGTTCTTTTAAAAACGCACGCTCACCTTCTGTTGGGTTTGCGCCAAGTTGCTTGAGGTTTGAAAGCACCTGCTCGCCCAGAATTCTGTTTAGCTTTGCCCCCGCCGTTGCTTTTTCTGCTTTAGGGTCGGCCACTCTCGAATACGCAGTTTGCAAACCAGCGGTGTAACCTTCCGGCGCTATCTTGTTAAGTTCTTGCGCGTCATACAGATATTTTAGCGTATCTGTTGCTAAGTCATACTGGTCTTTAGATTTTGTTTTTTCTTCTGTTTTCTTAGTTTCAATCTCACCAGTTTTTTGTCTGCGTTGCATTTCTGCCGTAACGACATTTGCATATTCGGGGAATACAGCAAGTTTTACAAGTTGCTCGTCTGGCATTGTTGAAATATCTGATGAAGTTCCGCCCTGTGACACGCCTCCGCCAAATATAGATTGACGCATTTGCTCTTTTTGAGTTTGTTTCTGCTGCTCCATAGCATTTTGCACCATAGTCGTGGCAAGACGTTCATCAATCCCCATAGAGATAAGCTGTGCAAGTGCTTTGTTTGGGTCGGTGTAATCAATGGAACCTGCAATTTGTGGTAGTGCCTGTTGAAGCGCGGCTTGTTGCTGTTGCTCTTGGCGTTTTGATAAGATGTTTTGAGCATCTACTAAGCTAATAGGCTCACCCATACGCTGCGATTGACGCACCATAAAATAAGGGTCGTTTTGCCCGTAGGAGTTCGCAGCATTTGCCATGCCCTGCATTATTCCTGCAATGCTTCTCATATCTGCCATTTATGCCCCCTAAAAATAAAATCCACCGGATGGATTAACATTCCCGGGGCTTGTCCAAGGAAGGTTATTTACCGTAGGTGTTCCAAAATAATTTGCGACTTGTCCTAATGACCCAAGCTTATCAGCCAAATTACTTGCACTGTTAGGTTGTGGGGGGACATTTACTGAACCTTCTTTAAACGCGCTAAGCAATGACATAAGCTCCTGCAATTTTTGGCTATCATACCCCTCTTTACGGCCATATTCACCACTAATTTTATCTGCAAGCTGCTGGTTGTAATCGCGTACATACCCACCCGCGCCAATCTTAGACATAATATCCGCAATAGTGTTTTCGCGTAATGTTTGTCCTAAATTCGCAATGCCAGAAGCCGCACCTAATCCAGTGCTTGCCGCTTGTAACGCGCCGCTGCGGTCTGAGTTTTGACGGTTTTCAATAGTGCTTACCAGATTATTGAATCCTTCATAATTTAATCCAGATGTTGCGCGTGCTACTGCATCCTGCGTGCTGCGTTCAAGTTCGGATAATTGCCTGTCTTGCGAGCTACTACCAAACGCAGCCGAACCAGCCATTAGCCTTGCGCGTGCATTGTCTGCATCGCGGCGGATGGATTCAATAGACTGATTAACCACCTGCTGTTGATAGGGATTTTGATACCTTGCAAGCAAAGCGTTAAAATCGCTATCAGACATTGGCGTAGACGCTTTGTTTAGCTGCTGGCTAATCTGTGCGTATAAATCATTCGCTTTTTGCAGTAATTCATTTTGTGCGGTTGTACCCTGAGCTAATGCAGAAAGGCCCTCTTTTTCCCAAGGATTAAGAGGTTCTTGTCCAATAGGCATAACCCCGCCAAGGCCAATTGTAGACCAGTCTGGCTGCTGTCCTTGTTGCATAGATAGAGCAATTTTATTAAACATTTCTTGCATTTTAGGGTCGGATGCCTGCACGCGGGTATTTAACAAACCGCCTTGCGCTATTTCATTTGCGCCAAGCAATCCAAGTTT